GAAGTCTATATGGCAACACTCTTGGACAGGGGTTCGACTCCCCTCATCTCCACCACTAAAACATAGGAATACCGGAAGTTAGATAGTTACTATATAAACGTAGTAATCATCTAGTCTTCCGGTATTTTTTATTGTTCGTATATGTTCGCTAAATTTCATATAATAACCGATAACTTTTCCCCAAATTTTCCCCAAATTTTCCCCGTAAATCGGCTTGCTCGCTTACGCTCACTTCGCAGCGATTTAAATAAATTAACGTACTTATTTCGTAAGCACGTAGCAATTTAAATAAATCAGTTTGCTCGCTTACGCTCACTTCGCAGCGATTTAAATAAATTAACGTACTTAAAGGCACGTAGCATTTTAGATAGATCGGCTTGCCCTTAGTTCGCTTATCCACTCATAATAAAAAAGCCTAGTATAATAAACTAGGCTTTCTTTAGGTTAATAGCATTTAAAGCTACTATTTCTTGTTTTTTCATTTCGTCCGTAACATGTGTATATACCGATAATGTAGTCTTAGGTTCATTATGCCCGACTCGAGCCATAATCGTTTTAAGCGGTATATTAGCTTCAGATAATAGCGATATATGTGTATGTCTGAAGGTATGAGTCGTTACTGTTTTATGAAACGGTACTTTTTTAAGTAGCTTATTTAGATAGTGCGAGTCATATGGTACGCCGCCGTCGGTTACGAATATATAATTATTTGGGTTATTATAGCCTTGTACGAAGCCTTCACGGGCTTTATTTAGTTGAAGGCATTTAACAATTATTTGTTTAGCGTCATTAGATAGACTTACTTTTCTTACTGAATATTCGTTTTTAGGGGCTATTCTAATATTATCGTGAGTAAGGGTAGCATTTACATCGATATAGCCTTCCTTAGCATTATAATCTTGCGAACGTAATGCTCTTAATTCTCCGATACGAAGTCCTGTTAAGGATTGAAACTCGAATAGGGTAGCGGCTCGCTCATTAATAGCTTTTAATTTCGATAAGAAGAGTATTAGTTCATCTTTAGTAAGGAACTTATTGCGGTCTTTATTAAGCTGCTCGGGAGTACGTTTATTTCTAACGAATATAACGTCGTCTAAATAGCTTATATCGTTGATATAGCCCATACGTTTACCATATTTTAATGACTGCTTTAATAAGCTATATACTGCTTTAACATAATTATAACTATGAGTGGATAAGAGAGAGTTAATCGTACGTTGTAAGTATAGCGCCGTTATTTTACTGATTAACATGTCTTTATTGAACCACTTCGTTAAGGTTTTTTGATGGTAGTCTATATGTTGTTGAGTCGTGATCTTACGTAGTGGTCTATCTATTTCGACGAATTCGCTTACCAGTTCTTCTAGCCTCATATTCTTTTTATTGTTAAAATTTTTAAGTATTTCGTCGATTTTATTATGTAAGATACGCTGTACTTCTTTACGTACAACAGCCGTATTCTTAGACGACGTATGATATACTTTTTTAGATTTACCGGTTAACGGGTCGGTATAGCTTTCCCCATATCGATATGATATACCTTTTTTAGTAATGCGTTCTTCTACAAACATTTAAGTCTCCTTTACGATCGTCGATAATAACTCATATAATGCTTTTTGCTGCTTCGGTGCTAAATACATGACTAAGTGTTGTAATTCTTGCGTATAATTAATAGCTTCTTCTTTAATGTCATAATCCTCGGGGAATAATACCTCGATCGGCTTACCGTATATTTTAGATAGCTGACGCTGTATGCTAATATGTACACGTTTAATCTTTCCGGACTCAAGCATAGCATAGGCGGGGCGGCTATATCCTTTTAATAATTTAGCTACGTATTCTTGTGTATAGCCTAGCTCTTTACGGCTGTTAATTAATTCTGTTCTCTTCATTTATGAACCTCCTTTAATTGTTATTCTAATAATATTAACATTTTTTGTCAACGGTATTTACAAATCATATACGATCATATATAATCGTATTATAAAGATAATTATTTGTGGTGAATAAACAGAAATAAGTTGTGCACGCAACGAGATATCTCATAGATTAATAGTAACAGTTAGGTTATTATTCATTCTGATCTATGGCCGAAAAGACTTCCAAGAAAGGATTATAAGCGCAGTGGAAGTTAAGTATTCCTCGGTAACTAATTTAACTAAGACATTCGACATTGGTCGTACGTTAGCTACTTCTTTAGTAATGCAAATGCAATGCGATCCAGAATTTAAAGAGGGTGTAATCAGCATCTCCCATAAGAAAAAGCTCGTTAATATTGAATTATTCGAAGCTTTTTTAAAGGAAAAAATTAACAATTCGTGGATTAACTAAAAATATTTAATAAAAATTAACGCTAAGCATATCATACAAAGGTAATATTATATTGAAGGCAAAAATAAAGAGCCTTACTATTTAATATTCAGTAAAGAGGTAACTAACAATGAAATTACAAGAAAAATTACAAGCTAAAACAAATAAGTACGAAATTATTAAACACGTAGACTTCAATCATAATGAGGGCCATATCTGGGAAGTAAGAGACCGGCGGACTAACGAAGTGTTAACGTTAAATACTAATCAAATTACAAATAGTAGATGTACAGCTGCTAGCGGTTATAAAAGAAATTTTAAGCAAAAACCAACCGCTAAAAGCGTAACACACGGTAAAAGTAATACTCGTTTCTATCGTATCTGGAAACAATTAAAATCTCGTTGTAATAACCCTAGCCAACAACAATACGAAACGTATTCTAAGATCGGCTACGATCCACGATGGGAAATCTTCGATAATTTTTACAACGATATGCATGAAACATATCAAGATGGACTTACAATCGACCGTATTGATAACGATAAGCCATATGGCCCAGATAATTGTCGTTGGGCTACTCGTAGTCAACAACAACGCAATCGTAGACTTACAGTCAAAACTAAATTCTATGACGAACTCGAATATAAAGCTTGTGTAGCTGATTTAGCCGATGCCTTTGGTCTTAGTAATCAGACTCTTAACGATAGATTAAGAGCTAATTACGATATCTATACAGCATTATCAAAGCCTATTAAAGGCAATAAAGACAGATTTAGCGAGTTAAGCGAAACTGAGAAACAGAAGTTCATAATCGAGTCTAATAAATTGCTTGAGCCGATCATTAATGAAGCACTCGAAGTATTATGTAATCAGTAATAAATATACAGCCCTTGTATGCGATATGATACAAGGGCTTTAATTATAATTATACAAGCATCGTCTATTTAGTTAAAAAATTAACATCATATGTAATTATATTAGAATTATATCAAAAGGCCCGTACAGCTCAAATAAATGAATTTTAGAGGTATTGTAGCGTATGGGATATATGGGAGTATAACATCATGGAATTTATTTACAACCTAAGCGCAGCTATCCTATTAATCGGATTAGTATTTCTACCGCTATCTCGGATCCGGGCATTAGGTATCGATACATCTAAGCTCGATATCGTTAAGCTATACGAGCCGTATGTAGGCTACGTAACGCTAGCAGCATTAGTCGTATTCATTATAATAACGGTATTCGACTTAGCGTAAGCATATAGTAAGCACTTATCTTAAATGGTAAGTGCTTTTTTATTTGCTGAAATTAAAAATTTGAGCCTCTACGGCGCTTAATATTCTGGGATAGGTAAATTATAGCTACGAATAGTTAAACGAGCATATAGGGGCAAATTTAGCGATTTTTTAGGTACTGTAGATGGCTATATATATCGTATCGGACGTAAGCAGCATATCATATTATTAAGATACTTAGCGTATAAGGCCTTTTTAATGTATGCGATATATGTTTGTATGCATTTAAGGGAAAACTCGCTCACAGGTCAAATATTTGAATTGTATGGCTATCGGCGTAAGGATGTAATGCGTAATAATTTAAATTTGCTTCGTAAGGGTTATTATGTTTAATACGTAAGTTTATTATGAGTAGCAGTCTAAAGTTGCGTTAAAGACCCTATAATCAATGTTTGATATAAAGGGCGATAGAAACTATGTCGATATGTATTGAATATGCATACCGATTAAATTTGACTATTCTATAAGCATCTCGTGTAGGGTGGTATATGTTAAGTATGATACTAAGTTGATGATCGGCACGTAAGATATGAACTTATTCTAAGGCTATAACGATATTTCCGGCGCTTACGTGCGCCGGGGATATAATTTATTACCGGTGTTCTAAAATGTTAAGCATATATAAGACGTTTATGTAGGGCTTATAGCGTGTTGTAAATGTTATGGGTCGATTAATTATGTTTGGATTTTAAGTGGATAAAGGTTAAGTATTCAGTTAGTAGCGGCTCGTTTTTGATATGTAATCGGCTTTCAATTAAATTTGATCCGTAGCCGTTCATAAGGCGAGTGATAGCTATAGTCGCTGCACATCATCATATTAAGACTCGTTTTTTAGCATCTCATATAGACGTGGCTTATAGAATGATTTGAGTCGCCGCTAGAGTATTCTCCATTCATTATCCACGGTCCAAAACATCGTATCAATTTTTAAATCTAAAACCGCTATCATTAACTTTTAAGCATTTCATCAATAGCCGACATTTTAAATCAAATTTAACCATTGTATCATCTCATATATAGAGCACCGGTAATTATTACAACACTTAAACAAAATATAAAACCGAAACATTTTCTACATCCTATACATAGATTCCGGCCGAAGTATATCCCCGGCGCAGACAAGCGCCGGATTAACCCCAGTCCATTTTCAATACCACTTTTCGAGAAAAATATCCCTTGTATACACAAAATTAATGTTATGTCAAGCCATCGTATCAAAAATTTTAATGTTATAATATATTTAGAATATGAATATTAAGTAGTTATGTATGCTAATCATATTATGTATGCTAAATTAATTACACGATTCGTGTAAATTTAAAATATTTATAACGCAGCATACATCATATGTAGGTAATATTATATTGTAAGGCAAAACGGAAACCGTATTTCTTATAACCGAAGCCGAGTATCGTAGCATACATTCAATATTTAATTATATAGCGAAATTTAATTCGAGATCCGAAATATAGAATATTAAAAATGATACTCGGATCAAGTCTTTTAGTATTACTTAAAAGTTTATAGTAGCAAATTTAGATAATCTACTTTGAAGGAAATTTAGTTAATAAATGTTAAAAAAAATCTGTTATCTTATTCTTATATAAGAGGATTTAACTCAAAATTTTAACTAAAATCCCTTAACCATGCGGAAAACTCCGATTTTACATGACTCAATAATTGGCCACTTTGAATACTCAAAAGACTCAATTATTGGCCACATTTTTTAAGTCATATTTTTAATGTTAATTAATGAAAGAGGCTGTTATTATGGTCGATATCCAAATTTCAAACGAAGTTTTTATCGAAATAACCGGTAAAAAAATGAAGTATTTTTCTAACGATGGCCGGCACGTTAGAATAGGACGAAGTGAAGGTATTAAGGTAAGAGAAGCATTTAACGAAATGCGAAAACGTATAGGTAATGCTCAATACATATCGTACTTAATGTACTTAGTAACGTTTTTAAATAATAATAATGAATTGTATAATTTATCTAATTCTAAGGTTAAAGGCCCAATGAGTAGGGAGGATATCGTAGAACGTTTAAAGGGCGAATTCGATATTTCAGATAGAACAATTAGACGTTTCTTATCAGACATTAAAAATGCTAATATTCTTATTCCAACAAACGAAGATAATAGTAATCATACAATCTATTATATGAACCCGGCATTCTATAATGCAGCGCCAGAATATGGAATTAATATTAAATTATTTTTACTGTTCCCTAACGATATTGTTAAAATGATCGACGCCTATAAATTTATTCATTGTAGTAAAGTTATTACAGACGCCTTTAATAGAAAAGATCAGACTAAATATTTAAGATGCATTAATGAAGCAAACAAAAATATTTCTAAGGTCGTTAACGGCGAAGAATTTGTTATTAATAAAACGCCTAAAAAAATAACATGGACTAAAGCCGTAGAAGCCTTTAAAAAGGATGGTATTTCTAAAGTTTTAGGATTACCGCTTAATACTTTATTTAATTGTATATTCCATTTAGATAAAGCTGAAAGTGCTATGGTATTAAAAAGATCGAATACAGAGCTTTATTATTGTAGAAATAAAGATTGCGTATCGACAGAAAAAATGCTCGGTAACGACATTATTAATCTAATAGCCATGCTTAAAGGATGGGAAAGCGATCCAGAATGGTTTAAGCTTTCAGTAGAATATCTATGTACGGTTTATAATTACGAATTAGAAGAAACAATTAACGATAAATTCAGTAAGTTATCAGCAGCTTAGAAGTAAGAGGTAAGACATGACAGAAGCACAAATTAACAATAGTAGAAAATACTTATCAAGTAGAATAGGTAAATTCAGTAATTGGGATAACTGGTTATATAAAAAAGAAACAGAGTCTCTTAATTACGATTTAGAATTATGGCTTAAAGAAACATTTCCGGATTATTCCTATGTATCTTCTCAATTTTGCGGTGGTGTAGATGATGACGAAGAAGCTTATTGCGTGGTCGCAGTATTAGAAAAAGATCTCGAAGTATTTACTACGACATTCTTAGTAGGTAATAACTACCACTATACTAATACTACACATACTTCAGCAGTTCCTATGCTAATGGATTATATGAAAAAACTGCATTAATATTTTTTTTAAAAAATAATTCTAATTTCTTAGAAAATTATGTAACAGAATAAGATTTTCTGGGTAATATACTATTAACAGTAGTTAAATAAATATACTGTTAGTAAATTTAATATTTATACATTAAAAGGATAATAATTATGCAGAGATATGTAAGAATGAAAAAGACTCGTCGGCGGCGTTAATCTATACGATTATTACGAATTGTTTTATTTAAGGGAATACAGCGAGGCCGATCTAAAAAGTACGGTTAATTATTGGGTTAAATTGTATAACCAGAAGCTTGAGGTATTGAGTGTACAATGCACAAAAGAAGAGGAGCCTGTCTTTAAAATTAAACTGGCGGATTTAAGAACCTTGAGAGCAGAAACATTAATCATCGGCCCATCCCTTACACTTATTCACCCTCATTAACTATGACTAAATATCTAACTAAAGAAGAAGAATATAAACTATATAAAGCATACTTAATAGATAATGATCTAAATGCTAAAGATAAGATTATATTAAATCAAACAGACTTAGTAAAATCTATTGCATATCAATTTAAAGATAGTGAAGACTTCGAAGACTTAGTACAAGAAGGTATGATCGCCACTATAAAAGCCTTCGATAAATGGTCTCCCGATAAAGGAGCCACCTTCACAACATTCAACAAAGATAATGTTAAGTACCACTTAATTAAATACATTAATAATAATAAGCCGGTTAAATTGCCGGAAAACAAAGTAGCCGATATCAAAAAGATTAGAAAGGCTAGAGAAACGCTCGATAGAATTAACGAGCCTAAAACGATTGATAATATTTCGACTATGACTGGTATCGATGTTCATACTATTAACGCAACATTAAGAGCAATAGCGCCTACAATAGCTCTTAATAAACACGACGAAGACTTTGAAGAAACTGTTCATAGTATTAAAGCCGACAGACAGTCAGAGCCAGAATATAAATTAGAATATACTGATTTTTTAAATAAAATAGATATCAATATACTCACAGATAAACAACGAGAGATACTACTAGAATATATCGATAACGATTACGATGTTCATAAAACAGCCGCACATATGAATGTTAATGTAGCAGTTATCAATAATAATCTACATGCAGGTCTCAAAAAATTAAACAAGCATTACAAAAAATTAAAGGATATTAATCAAGCCGGCTCGATGTGGTATCAAGGTAAATCATACTTCGAAATCGCCAAGAAGTTAAAGATATCGTATGACGAAGCCTGTAATTACGTCTCAATTTATTATAATTTTAAGATATAGCAAATGAAATACAATGACGATCAACGACAACAAATAAAAGAGCTCCTAGATAATTCGCCTAATTTTATCGAGGAACCGCTCTTCGGAGAAAATAAACCTTATTATAATACTAGATTAGCTAGAGAATACCTAGAGCGGTATAAAGAGCTAGCACTAGAATTAAATAGGTCTAATTATTTAACTAAGATTTACGAGCAAGATATTCAAAAATTAACGGACGAAGAGGTTAAAGCCTTAGTAGCTGAATATAAAGAGAAGGAAAAAGCTTTACAACATCAATATATCGAAGCTCAGCAAGAGATCGTAAAAACTATAAACAAAGTAAAAAACGCCCGCTACAGACTCTTACTCACTAATTATTATCTTAATAATATGCCTCTAACAGAAATAGCTACTAAATACCATACAGATCATTCTACTATAGGGTGTTCTTATAGGACTATTAAATTAAATTTAAAAGAAGCCCTTAAACAGGTATGTATAGTATTGAACGGTGAATAACTATGTGGTTTATGTTTTGGTTATTAATCGAAAATATTTGTTATTATTATGATAAAGAATTCGATATTTTATCTTTTATTTTACTTACAGCTATTGTTTTAATGGCGCGCTTATTAGTATTTCTTTTTAAAGGCATATTGGAAGATAACGATGAAGATTTTATAAAATTCTCTTCGAACAGGACTCCGGAAAATGAAAATATTCCAGAAGCTAGGATAGTTGTGGATTATATAAGAAGAGAAAACGCTCCAGAGCTTGATAATTATTCTGATGATCAGATAATTGGTTTTATTCCACGCTCAGAAATTACTCAGCTCGCAAGGTTAATAAATAATGGGAGCATTAAATTTGGCCCAGAATTAGGGAGAGTGGCAAAATATATGAGAGAAATTAACTCTCCTAATTTTAATAATCTTTCCAATCTTGATATAGTCAGTAGTATGAGTTATCAAGAAATTGAGAAAATATTAAGACAAATTAATATAAATATTCATATCCCAGATGATTATATTCTTACAAATATAAAAGGCTTTAATAATATAGAAATTTATAGTAACGTAAAAAGTTTTTTAATTAAACCATTAAAACAGTCATTAACCTCATTATGCCCGACCAATAAACCCATTATTATCAATAAAAACACTATTATTTCTGATCTACATTTATATTATTTATTGACTGTTATAGATACAGCTATAGGAGAATAACTATGTTATACATGCCAGTATTAAAATTATCATCTTTTGTATTAGTCTATATTCTTATATATAAGAATTTCTTAAAAGATATATTAGCGAATTATAGTAACGAATATTCTTTTTTGGGCGGATTTTTGTTCTTTATCTTAATGATATATCTTAATTATAAATTAGAAAAAGAAGCAAAAAAGTAAAATGTTCGGAACTCTATATACTAATAAAAACGGTGAAGTTGTAGCATCCGAAATTTATAGACGACAACAAGAAGATCGCCGCTAACCCTACTCTTATTCACTTTTAATTAATTCTCATGAAAGAATTAATTTTACTAATACTATTTATACTATTATCAATGTATATACCATTAATACTATTTAAGATATTTTAATTAATTAACTACATTAAGGATATTATTATATGAAATTTATAGATTTTTTTAGCGGTATTGGTGGCTTTCATTCTGGCTTAGAATTATCTGGCATGGAATGTGTTGGATGGTGCGAATTCGATAAATTTGCTCAAGCATCATATAAAGCTATGTACAATACAGATAACCTGTGGTTCGGTAGCGACGTAACAAAGGTTAAAGGAAAAGACTTACCAAAGGCCGATCTTTGGACGTTCGGTTTCCCTTGCCAAGATATAAGTATTGCCGGCAAGCAAGAAGGAATTAAAGAAGGTACTAGAAGTGGTCTATTCTATGAAATTATGAGGTTAATCGATGAGTGTGAAGAAAATAAACCCAAATGGCTTGTGTGTGAAAACGTTAAGAATTTGCTATCAATCGACGGCGGGGGGGGTTCCTCAACGTTGTCGGTGAAATGGCCGAAAGAGGGTACTCTCTTGAATGGAAGGTTTACAATTCCAAAAACTACGGCGTTCCTCAAAACAGAGAAAGAATCTACGTTGTCGGATATCATGGAACCCCATCCGGACGAAGCCTTTTACCTCTCAGACGAGAAAGTCAAACAACTATTAAACAAGTCGGAAATATTGTAAATACTACTAGCTTTGGCGGTAATCCTCAAGGTGGTCGTGTTTATTCCGCTGACGGTGTATCTCCGACATTAAATTGTTGTGGCGGCGGAAATTTAGAGCCTAAAGTTATTGAAAAACAGTCCGATAAAGTAGCGATCAATAATGGCACTAAACAGGGATATACTTATGCTAATATCGGCGATGGTATTGATTTAACATATCCAAATAGTAAAACTAGACGAGGTAGAGTACAACATCAACGATCAGGCACTATAACAACTGGCGGAAATCTAGGCGTACTAGACAACATTAAAATTAAAAAAGATAAATCTTCTAAAACTAAGTCAAAAAAAACAATTAAAATTAGAAAATTAACTCCTTTAGAATGTTGGCGCTTACAAGGTTTCACCGATGAACAGTTTAGAGCCGCAGCTGCTGTTAATTCAAAGACTCAATTATATAAGCAAGCCGGAAATGCCGTTACTGTCAATGTAGTTAAGGAAATCGGCGCCCATATTATGAACACTAATTCACTTTTACATTAATTAAACAAAAGGAAATTAACAACTATGCCTATTAATTGGAATGAAATCGATAAACTTAAATTAGAATATATTCAACAACAAGAAGCAGCTAAAACTAAATACGAAGAAGACCTTAAAGCTTATAAAGAAGAATTAAGTAAGAAAGGCTTCTTCGATAAATTATTTAATTGCTTAGAAATGCCAGTAAAACCTTGCTTACCAGAATTTAAACCTTATATTTATGACATTAATAATTCTTTTTATGTTAAGGTTGAAATTAAACGTATTTTAATTACTGATCCGTGCGAATGTTTACAATCCGAATATGCCGATCAAATCATTAAATATTTAGGTCTTAATAAAGATAATAAGAACCCATTTTATGATGCGTACGTAATAGATGGTACCGAAGAAAACCGTAAAAAACTCGATAAAGTAGTCGCTTTAATTGAAAAATATACAAGCAAAAAGAAAAAAGAAGCCGAAGCTTATATCGATAATTATATTAATAATAAGGATACTAAATAATGGAAGATGCCCTAAATTTTTTAGTAATCTTTCTATTTATATTAGCTATAATCGTAGTAATAGCTTCGACTAAATATTAAACAAGGGGTAGGAGCCGCCACTCAATCCTTTATGAACTCCTTCCCCTAACTACCCCTACTACTAATACTATATATAATATAAGATATACTACTAATTATTAATAAGCTATATATATATTAAATAAGATAAATAAAACGCCATTTATTTTTTTCTCCTTATTTATATAATAATACTATTAATAATAAGATCGTCATCCTCTAAAAGTAGTACCGTTACTAGAAGTTCTCTCCTAGCTTCTAGTAATGCTAGTGCTTTTACGGAATGAGCACTAACCTTACTTCTTTCTAAATAACATACCGAAAAAGATACGACTCTAACGAGTCGTTCTTTTTTTTTATAAAAACAAGAACATATATTCGTATTAATTAACTAAATAAAGGAGGTGTGTTCCTATTGCTATCGAGGTTTTAAATAACGGAAAGCTTGTAGTCGATGGTTATACCTTAACGAGAAAGCAAGCATTATTTTGCGAGGAGTTAGTTAATAACGGCTATAACGGATCAGCAGCAATCAGAGCAGCAGGATATAGCACATCCTCCGAATCAGTAATAAATAAACAGTCGCAAGAAAACCTAAGAAAACCAGCCATACAGGCCTATATCAAGGTTTTAGAGGAACGATTAAAAAAACGGCAGACGCAACGAGTAGCATCTATCGAGGATCGACGAATAGCATTAACCGAAATCTTCTTAAATGAAGAACATAAACTAACAGATCGGTTAAAGGCACTCGATATCCTTAATAAAATGGATGCGGCCTACGAGCAGCGTATTAACGTAACGAATAATAATCCGTTCGAAAACATTAAAACAGAAGATTTAGAATCTTTAATCGATAATAAAAAACCGTAGCCTTCCTTATGTAGGACTGAACTTTAACGAACACATACGAACACTAAAGGAGGTGGTTACGATAGATGAAGATTTAATAGTTCTCGGAGCTAAACAAGAATTAGCGAGGCGTTCTTTTTTTAGATATTGTCAATTAAAGGCGCCAGACTTCTATAAGACCGAGCGGAAATACATTAAAGAATTATGCGATAGACTAGAAGCATTTATACATTCCGATAAAAAAGTCTTAATTATTAGTATGCCACCACGTACAGGAAAATCCCGTACGGCCACCTTGTTCGTAGAGTGGTATCTAGGTAAGGATCCGACGCAAAAGATAATGACAGGCTCCTATAATGAGACCTTATCCACTAAATTCGCTAAATCTGTTCGTAATTCTATTCAAGAAGTAAAAGCTTCTCCTTATATAACAGTATATAACGATATATTCCCTAATACTCGAATTAAACAAGGCGACGCAGCTATGAATATGTGGTCTTTAGAAGGACAGTATGCATCGTATCTCGCTACATCTCCTTCGGGCACGGCGACTGGTTTCGGTTGTTCACTCATGATAATCGACGACGTTATTAAAAATGCTGAAGAAGCTAATAATGAATCTAAAAAAGAAGCTATTTATTCATGGTTTACCGACACTATGCTTTCTCGTGTAGAAGAAGGCGGCAAAATTATTATCATTATGACTCGTTGGGCTTCGAATGATTTAGCCGGTAAATGTATTGAATACTACGGAGACGAAGCTGAAGTTATTACGATGAAGGCTCAGCTACCTAATGGCGAAATGTTATGCGATGAAGTACTTTCTCTCGAGTCTTTCCTCGAGAAACAGAAACAAATTTCGCCCGAGATATTTCAAGCTAACTATCAACAAGAGCCTATCGATTTAAAAGGTCGTCTATATACTACATTAAAGACATACGATACCTTACCCGAATTCGACGAAATTAAATCTTATACAGATACGGCCGATACGGGGCAAGATTATTTATGTTCTTTAATATATGGAATAAAAGATAAAGAGGCATATATCTTAGACGTTATTTATACAAAAGAGCCTATGGAAATTACCGAGCCTTTAGTAGCTAGACACTTATACGAACATAAGGTGAATAAGGCCGATATAGAATCTAATAATGGTGGTCGAGGCTTCTCCAGACAAATCGATACGATCCTACAAACAAAATATAAGACTAATCATACAGTCATACACGCATTTCATCAATCTAAAAATAAACAGGCAAGAATATTATCGAATGCGACATGGATTATGGAACATGTATATTTTCCTCAAAACTGGCATACAAAATATCCGGAATTCTATAAAGCATTAACCACTTATCAAAGAGAAGGTAAAAATGCCCATGACGATGCGCCCGATGCTTTAACCGGCGTCGCCGAAACGATTAACATTCAACGCCCTGTATTCTCATTCATGTAAACGAAAGGTATTCCATGAACCTAACTGAACAATGGAATAGTATTGTACGTAATAATGCGGGATTAACGGAAATAGAGTTCGTAAGGGCCGAGTTCGAGTCGTTCCTTTATTCACAAAAACGTTCAATTATCGTTCAATCTCGTAAATACTACGAAGGAAAACATAATACTCCTAAGCATCTAGTTCCCGATGAAAATGGTAATGCTACAGATGCTACCGGTGCTATTCCAAATCATAAAATTATTAATAATCTGTTCGATGATTTAGTCGATCAAAAGACTAATTACTTACTTTCTAAACCGATCGACGTTAAATGTAACGAAGATACGTCCGAATACTTTAACAAAAGCTTCCAACGTAAATTAAAAAATCTTGGTAAGGATGCGTATATCGGTACTATTGCTTATCTACATCCATATATCGATGCTAACGGTAATTTTAAATTAAAACGTATGAGACCGGAATACGTAATTCCATTCTGGCACGATGAAGAACACGAGTCGCTCGATGCGTTTATCTATTTCTACGAATTCACCGAATATACAAATACGAATACTAAGGAACGATACTATAAGGTCGAATATTATAAGCCGGAAGGCGTTACGTATTATGTATATCGTAATAACTCTATGTATCTCGATCCGCAAAAATCTTCTATGCCATATATCTTAATGAACGATAAAGCATACAACTGGCAGAATGTACCTTTAATCTGGTTTAGAAGTTCCTCCGAAGAAGTACCGCTTCTCTCTAAGGTTAAACCGTTACAAGATGCATTGAATCAAATGTTATCTAATTTTGCCAACGTAATGAGCCAAGACATACATAATACGATCCTTGTTATCAAAGGTTACGACGGCGAAAATCTAGCTAAGTTCCGTAGCGAATTAGCTAAATACGGAGCGTTAAAAATTACGTCTTCTCCAGAATTCGAGGCCGGAGTCGAAGCTCTTAATATCGAAGTAAATGCCGAGAATTACGACATTATTATTAAGCTTTTAGAACGAGCTATTATTACGAATGGTCGAGGCTTCGATGCTAAAGATGATCGTATGTCTAATAATCCTAATCAGATGAACATTAACTCCATGTACTCGGATATCGATCTCGATGCGAATGAAATGGAAACAGAATTTCAGGCCTCCCTTGAACATTTACTCACTTTCATCAATGCTTATAATTCATTAACTAATAGACCACTATTAAATGATGTAACCTTTATCTTTAATAGAGACTTACCGTTAAACCAATCTGAAATTATTGAAGCTTGTAAAAACTCTAGCGGTATTATTTCAGACGAAACTATTATCGCTAATCATCCGTGGACGCTCGATGCTCAAGAAGAGTTAAACAGAGTTAAGAAAGAACGTAACGAGGTACTAAACGATGACGTACTGGGAAGAGCGCTTTCTTAATTTAAAAGAGCGTGGATTACATACCGCTAACGATACATACGAAGATTTAACTTCGATCTATGCGTATTCTCTCGAAAAATACGAGTCTCAGATAGCCGGTTTCATTCAGCGATACGCAAATAATAACCAGATAACACTTGCCGATGCTCGTAAGCAGTTGTCGGCAAGAGAATTAAAAGCGTTTAAATTAACGTTAAAACAATACGTTAAGTTAGCGCAACAGAAAGACCTATCGCAAAAGCAAATACGACTTCTTGAAAATGCCTCTTTAAGGGCCAGATTAACACGCCTAGAAGAACTATGGATACATACCTCACAATTCGTCGAATTATTAGCAGCACAGCAGCATACAAATATTAACGATGCACTCAATAAAGTATATACATCGACGTACTACGAGGCAGCTTTTATTACGCAACAATTACAAGGGCAATATCAAACATTTAGACAAGTATCTAAGAAGGCTATTCAAGAAGCTATTAAGACTCCGTGGGTCGAATCTAATTTCTCTCAAAGAATATGGGATAGAAGAGATAGGCTTATCCTCAAGCTACAACAAGAAATAACACGAGCATTTATCTCGTCAGAACCGACAGAACGTATTACAGAACGTATATCCAATGCATTCGATACGGACTTACATCAAGCTAGACGTTTAGTCGAAACAGAAGTCGCTTATGTACAAGAATTAGCGTTAAATCAAACATTTAAAGAATTAAACGTGGATAAGTACCAAATATTAGCGACGCTAGATACTTATACATCGTCCGTATGTCGCCATCTCGATAAACGAATTATAGATCGTAAAGACTTTAAACCGGGTGTTACGGCTCCTCCGTTCCATCCGCATTGTCGCTCGACTATGATCCCGTATGTCGGTGAACTCATGGGCCGATCGGCTCGTATCGATGGTAAATCACAATATATAGACGATATGACATATGAAGAATGGCATAAGGAATACGTTAAGTAGTCTCCTTATCCACCCCTTGTCTTTTTAAACGTTACAGACGATAAAGAATAACGTATTAAATCCTTTAAATAAATGTGAGATGTTACTCACGAAAATAAAACGAATTCATTAACAGGAGAATACTAGCAATGACTAAAGAAGAATTACTCGCATTAAATTTAACAGAAGAACAAGCTACAGCAATTATCGAAGATTACGGTAAAAATTACGTATCTAAGTCTCAATTTAACGAGAAAAACGAAAAATATAAGCAGCTTAAAGAAGAAATTGAAACTACACGCAGCGAAATTAACAAATTAACAGAATCTGAAACAGCTAACGAAACGTTAAAAGCACAGATTAAAGAATTACAAGATAAAGCGGCTGAACGTGATAGTCAATACGCACAAAAGATTAAAGAAATGCAAGTAGATAATGGCATTAATTCCGCCATTCTTCAATGTGGTGTTAAGAATCCGAAAATCTTAACGTCTTTACTTAATAAAGAGGCTATTACTCTAAATGAAGACGGAACTGTTTCGGGATTACAAGAGCAAATCGAGGCGCTCAAGCAATCAGATTCTTATTTATTCACCTCCGATACTCCTAAAGGTGTAGTACCGGGAGAAACTAATACTCAACATACAGGATTAACTAAAGAAGAGTTCGGCAAGTTAAATTACGAACAATTAAACGAACTTTATACTAACGATCCAGATCTATTTAATGAATTATCTAAATAAGGAGACCATTAATAATGGCTAATGAAACTAAATTAACTAACATGGTAAACCCTCAAGTATTGGGCGCCATGATTTCCGCTCGTTTACCTAAAGCAATTAAATTCACTCAAATCGCTAAAGTTGACAACACTTTGGTCGGCGTACCGGGTTCCGAAATTACACTTCCTTCTTTTAACTATATCGGCGCAGCTGAAGACGTAGCAGAAGGCGTAGCAGTAACTCCATCCGTAATGACTACTTCTACTAAAAAAGCTGCTATTAAAAAAGCAGTTAAAGCCGTAGACTTGACTGACGAAGCTAAACTATCTGGTTATGGCGATCCTGTAGCTCAACGTGCAGCTCAATTAGCTAAATCCATTGCCGACAAAGTAGATAACGATATCCTTGCTGCTCTTGGTGGTGCTACTTTGACAGCTACTAGCGTTAACAAAATTTCTTACGAAGGTATTATGGATGCTATCGATAAATTGGCTGAAGAAGACGCTCAAGAAAAAGTTATCTTCATCGCTCCTTCCCAATTAACAGCACTTCGTAAAGAAGACAAATTCTACGATAAAAGTAAATATGGTAACGACGTAATCATGACTGGCGAAGTAGGTATGGTCGGTGGTTGCCGTGTAGTCGTATCTAAGAAAATCAGCGATGCCGGTGCTACTATCGATAACTACATCGTATGCGTAAATGCTGACGAAGAAGAACTACCAGCAGTATCCTTATTCATGAAACGTGATATTCAAGCCGGTGTTCAACCAGACTTATTGTCCGGTAAAGAAGTAATGGTAGCTAACAAACATTACGCAGTAGCATTGACTAACGAATCTAAAGTAGTAAAAGCAACATTCAAAAAATAAGGTCTAAATAATGGATAACGTAAAAGAACTAATTCGTATGGCTACACATTTTAATGTAACGGCCGAATATGATGGCGTTCTTCGTTATATCTATGAGTCCGAAGAACAGTATTTAATGAATATATTAAATAGAAGCTATGTTCCGGACGAATTACAGTACCTTCTCGAGAAAAGAGTAGCAGCTCGATTTATTCAAGCTAATAAAGATCGTATCCTTAGCGCTGAAGATCTTAATCCGATTAAGAAGCTAAAAGAAGGGGATACCGAGATCGAATTTAGTACGGATAAGGCGGCTGCACTCGATTCTCTTATTCACCTATGGCTAACTTTAACCGGAGATATCACATGTTATCGACAATTAAAATGGTAGCTCGTAAACATTATGAACGCCTATATACCGATACTTGTATTATCAAGGAACAAAGAAAAGCTATTAAAGATCCTAAAACCGGGATTATAACAAACGGAGAGCTCGAATCTATTAGTTATCCATGTCGTATATCATTTAAAACTATTTCTTCTAACGATATAGTGAATAAATTGCCGGCATCCTCTCAATTAATCACTTTATTCATTTCTCCCGATATATATATAAAACCCGGTTCCGATATCGAAGTAGTAAGACAAGGCAGAACGTTTAATTATACCGCAGCTTCTCAGACGGCTCTATACGATACACATCAAGAAATAGAGTTAAAGCTAAGGAGTAAGCATAATGGCTAGAATTACGTTCGATCTTTCTGGTTTTAAAGAATTAGAACGTCGAACAGATGTTCTAAAGAAAAACCAGAAGGAATTATCTACTCGTATCACAGACGATTTATCCCAAATATATTTGGCTACGGCTATAGCAGCGACTCCGGTCGGTGAAGTACAGATTTCCCCAGACGGTAAACATCGCAATATGTCAGAACACATGAGAAGATCGTGGGAGGCTGAAAGGCTTAATCGTAACACGGTTAAGGTAACGAATTCGGCTTCCTATGCATCGTATGTTAACGACGGTCATAGACAAACTCCGGGAAGGTTCGTTCCTGTTCTAGGCAAGAGACTTACTAAATCGTTTGTTAAGGGTCTACATATGCAAGAGAAGGCTGAAGCGGCTACCAGAAAAGCTTCACAAAATATAATGAAAAACGCCCTCGATGAATTCTTAGAGGGATGGAATAAATGATTTACATTAACGACGTTATAGAAGGCATAGCGACGGTCCTTTATAAGGAACATAAATATCCGATATATGTCGACGAAATTAAATCCGATGCTGAATTCCCTTGCTTCGTAATCGAAACCTTGAGTACCGATCATACTCATTTAATAGGGGATCGATACGAGCGCCGTCATGACTTCGATATTATGCTGTTTATTAAAGACGACGATTATATCGAAGACCATAGGAAGCAAATCAATCCGATTGTAGAACAGCTCTATTTCGATTTAGAGTATATCACTCTAAGCGATAATTCCCTATTACAAGGCGAAGATATGAGTTATCGGATTACGGACGGTATTTTGCATTTTAAAGTATCGTATACATATCATATTAGGAAAGTTCATAAAGAGGACCCTATGCAGTCCTTAACGCAAAAACAAGAGGTTAAACATGGCTAAAACTAATGAAACGAACGAAGTGAGTGTAGTTAGCGAGAGCGAAGCGAACGTAACTAATACAGCTCCGGCTCCTACTTTTACTCCGGAAACGATTATTACTTCCGATAGATTCTCTCGTTATGCCGATATGCTCGGCGCCGTACTCGAAAATCGTGAATACTCCGTCGAAGAAGTCGAAAAGCTTCTCGATAGAACATTAAATACTCCGATTGTCGAAGTATATAACGACTAATTACATATATTTAATTAACAATAAGGAGGCCTATACATGGCTCAAGGTGGCGGTTACTGGTTATTCCAAAATAAGGTATTACCGGGCGTTTACATCAATTTCGTATCTAAATTGAAAGCATTTGCCGAAGTGGTAGATCGTGGATATACTACTATGGCTTTGTCTCTCGATTGGGGCGAAACTAACGCTATCGTACGTGTAGAACAAGAAGAATTCCAAAAGGATTCTCTTCGTATCTTCGGTTACGATTATGCGCATCCTAAAATGAAAGGGTTACGAGACCTTTTCTTAAATGCTAAAACATTATATTTATATCGTTTGAATTCCGATGCCGTTAAAGCTCAGTCTACTGTAGCTACTGCTAAATTTGGCGGTGTACGTGGTAACGATATCGCTGTAGCTATTAGCGCCGATATTAATGCATCCGATAAATTCACAGTAACGACTTATATTAAGACTAACGATGTAGTTAAAAAAGTCGATGAGCAGTCCGGTTTATCCACTCCTAAAGATTTAATCGATAACGATTATGTAGTATTTACTAAAGGTGAAAGCTTTACGACTCAAGCAGCTAAATATCTTACTGGTGGTACTAACGGTACTCAAGTCCAAGCATCTGATTATCAAAAGTATATCGAATTAATCGAGCCTTATTACTTTAACGTATTAGGTTATGCCGGTAGCGATACTACTATTCAAAACTTATTCATTGCATTCGCTAAACGTGCTCGTGAAACCACAGGTCAAAAATTCCAAGTCGTATTATATAACCGTGATAAAGCTAATTACGAAGGTGTTATCTCTTTAGCTAATAAAGCTACTGATAGCGGTGAAGAACCGGGTTCCGGCGTTTATTGGTTAACTGGTGCTGAAGCAGCTTGTCCTATTAATCAATCTTTGACTAATAAAGCATACGACGGCGAATTTAATTTTAATATTCAATATAAACAATACGAACTAGAACAATTCGTTAAAAACGGTCATTTAGTACTTCATAACGTAATCGATTCCGCTTCTGGAAATGTTAAAGGTGGTACTCGTATATTAAGCGATGTTAACTCCTTTACAGAATTCACTAAAGAACGTACTAAAGATTTCGCATCTAACCAAGTTATTCGTGTACTCGATAACTCCGCATATGATGTAGCTCGTTTATTCAGTAACTATTACTTAGGTAAAACTCCTAACGATCAAGATGGTCGTATCGCTTTATGGAACGATATCGTTAAATTATTCGAAGAATATCAAGGCGTACGTGCTATTAACGGTTTCGATCCTAAGGATGTACAAATCCCGACAGAGGGCGATGAAAAAGGCTCCGTAGTAATTAACTACGAAATTAAACCGACTGTAGCTATGGATAAATTGTACGCTACTTGTTACGTGAAATAAGGAGTTAAATAATGGCTGAAGTTCAAACTATGAACGCTAAAGACGTTGTATCCGCTAAAGAAGGTCGTGCATTTATTACGATCGAAGGTAAACGATACAATTTCTTTAATATTAAAAATTTAAAAATTACTACCGATAAAGAAACTGAAAAGATCAATATCTTAGGTGAGCGAGTAGAACAGACTAAAAGCGTAGGCGCTAAAATTTCCGGTTCTATGACAGCATATAACGTTACTAATTACTTCGACGAATATATGGATCGTTTTATCAATCACGGTAAAGACTTCTATTTTGACATTCAAGCAATTAACGAAGATGCTACGTCCGATACTGGCGCTCGCACTACTATTTATCGTAACTGCTGCATGACTAAGTATTCTGAAGTTGTATTCGATGTAGACGGTAAATACCTTGAACTTGATATGGACTTTATGGTAGGCGGCGTTAAACGCCCTCAACGATTTAAAGATCTTGACGGTATTCACGCCTAATTAAAACACAATAAGAGGGCCTAATTAAGCCCTCTTCTATGATATAACGGAGATAAAAAACAATGTCAGATATTAAAAATATGTCTTTAAATGGCTTCTTTAAAAATAAAGCTAAACAGGTAGACGACGTACGTGTCGTAGTATCTGAACGCTTTACCGATAAAGAAGGTAACCCTTTAGAATGGGTATTACATCCTATTAGCACTAAATTAGTAGAAGAAATTACTAAGAAAAATACGGTTACTAAACTCGTAAACGGTCAAAAAGTTAAAGAAACTAACGAAGAAAACCTTAACGCCGGCCTATTAGAACAAGTCGTATTATTTCCTCGTCTTAACGACGCAGAATTACAAGACTCTTACGGCGTAACTAACGTAAACGACTTATTAGGCGCTATGTTGTACCCGGGCGAAACTCAAGTATTAATCCAAGCATTACAAGACGTTATGTCCGGTAAAACTAATACCGTATCCGAATTAAAAAACTAATTAAGGAGAACCCCGAGGCATATCTCTATCATCTGGCTCTCCAGTATTATCATATAACTCCGCTCGAGCTTAATTCGATGGACGAACAGGAGCGTAATTTTATATTCGCTTCTATATCGTTTCGTATGGACGAACGGAAAAAAATTCAAGAAGAACTTAAAAAACATAAGTCGGGAGTAGAATATGTCTATATTATCTAACACTATCAAACTTAACGACGGTGTTTCTCCTGTTTTAAAAAATATATCGCAGAGTGCTAATCAATCCTCTACGGCTATGTCGTCATTCGCTCAAAAAGTTGGCGGCGTATCAGATAAGGCCACTAAAGCTACTGGTTCTCTTATGAACATTAAATCAATATTCTTAGGAGCATTAGGAGCTAATATAGCCGCAGCAGCTATAGCTAAAGTAGGCGATGCATTAGGTAGCGTATTAAACATGGCTGAAGAATATGCTACGATTAATGCTCGATTGGGGCTTATTGCGGGTTCACAAAACAACGTAGTAGCTCTTAACCGTGAAATTTATGAATCGGCTAGACGTTCTCGTTCCGCCTATATGGATGTTGCCGAAACAGTAGCTTCATTATCTCAGTCGGCTCACGATGCTTTCCCAGATCCTCGAGAAGCTATATCATTTGCCGAAACAATTAATAAAGCTATGGCTATTGGCGGTACTAAAGGTCAAGCTAAAAAGAACGCTATGATCCAGTTAACGCAAGGTTTAGCGTCCGGGCAATTACAGGGCGACGAATTTAGAAGTATCGCCGAAAATGCTCCGATAATCGAAAATATCATTGCGAAGACGATGGGCGTATCGAGGGGCGAGCTTAAAAAATTAGCTTCCGAAGGCAAGATCACGGCCGAAGTTATTAAAAAGGCTATGACGGAAAATGCCGCCGAAATTAACGAACAGTTTAGGAAATTACCTCATACGATGTCGGACTGGGTAACCGATATTCAATCGGTAGCCGAATATGCCTTCGCTCCTTTATTCACCGTTATTAACGATCTATCTAATAGCGAAGAATTTAGGCAATTTATAGACAGTATCGAAAATAATATACAGTATATAGCTCCTATTATTAAGAATGTAGCTAACGAAATCGCATACGCATTTAAACAAATGCTTACATTCGGTCAGAAAGCATTTAGCTTCCTACAAGAACATAGCGGTATCGTAACGGTAGCTCTATATGCTATCGGTGCAGCTGCTACTTATTCGGCTATTGTGTTCGGTATCGATACGGTCGCTAAAATAGGCAACTATTTAGCTACTCATAACTTAACGGTTGCTCAATGGAACTTAAATGCTGCTATAGCGGCTAATCCTATCGGGCTTATAGCGATAGCTATTATAGCGGTAATCGGTGCTATTCACCTATTAGTAACGGCTTACGATGAAGTTACAGGTAGTACCTATACTACGGTCGGTGTTATTGCCGGTGTATTCGGTGGATTATTCGCCTTTCTATATAACGGAGTAGCGTATACATGGAATATCTTCATTATATTCGCTAACTTTTTATTAACGGTATTCGATAATCCGGCCAAGGCTATTAGAAATTTATTCGGCAGCCTATGGAATAATATCGTCGAATTTACAGTAAGCGCTATTAATACGATACTCGATGTAATGCGTAAGGTACCGTTCCTTAAAAGCTTATTAGAAGGCGTAGGCCCGGCTGTAGCGGCTAACTTCCAGATGAAAGTCGATTCGGGTCCTTTAGACGATTATAAAATGGGTCCGATGGATGTTCTCGAGACGGCTAGCGCTTGGCAAGATAAAGGCGACGGAGTAGTAGGTGGTATTAGCAATGTGTTTACTTCTAAGCAGCCAGATAATAACGCTACGTACGATGGTAAAGTCGATGCAGTAGCTAAGGCGGCCGGAGATACGGCTAAGAATTCTAAGAAGACGGCTAAGAATACCGAAAAGATGGCTAAGGTTATCGACTTAACGAAAGATGAGATTGATCGTTTACATCAAGGTATTATGAACGATGCTATTAAACAATGGTCTAATAGAACTATCCATATGAACATTACTAATAACAATAATATTGATAGTAGTGTAAATTATGGGGAGTTCATAACGGACTTCGCTAGTGGCTTAGGCAGCGCATTCGAACGTAACACCGGGGAGGCTCTATAATGTATTATTTCTATTTAGGTGAAGACCAATTACCAATTCCTCCTAAAGCTCTTACGATTAACTATGCCAATAAAAATGAGACTCTCGATCTATTAAACATCGGCGAAGTAACTATACCGAAGCCGATGGGATTAACAAATTATAGCTTCGAGATTTTACTTCCTAATAGTAAATATCCGTTTAATCAATCTATACTTCATAAGCACGAGAAGGCTGAGTATTATATGACTCGAATTCTCAAGGCAAAGGTGGAACGACAGCCTATTCATTTTATCGTCGTAAGAATGAAACCTAACGGCGAAATGATTAGTATGCTAAATCAACGAGTTACTATCGAGGATTTAACCCATAAAGAGGATACCGATTACGGATTCGATGCTCATTTAGAGATTAGCTTAAAAGAATGGCGTAATTACGGTACGAAGAAGATGGTTATCGATAACGAGAAAGACGGTACGTTAACCGCTCATATCGATAACAATCGTCCGTCCGATAAAGTACCGGAGAAGGAAGTTAAAGTCGGCCCTAAGGCTACGTTATTGCGAGCCGTAAAAGAACAGTTCGGGAACACTAATAATTTATTCAAGATAGCCGCACTTAATAAGATCACGGTACCGTGTTATTTAGAAGGCGGTCAAGTTATCAATATGTATAAACAAGGTAAGGTCGACGATATATGGAAGAATTTAATTCAGTAGAAATAACCAATGCGCCGCTTAACCTCTCTTATGAACTCACCGTTCGTAATCAAAAAGATATGCTATTGATAGAGCCTCAAGACGGGATTACCTTAGATCGTAGTCCCGATCTTGCTCCGGCTAAATTAACGTTTAATGTATTAAAAGATCCTTTACTCGATATTCAAGAAGGCGATCTCGTTAATTTTAAAGTTAACGGCGAACTTATATTCGTAGGATATATCTTTGAGAAAAGCCGTTCTAAGAATAATATCATTCAAGTAACGTGTTACGATCAATGTCGTTACTTAAAGTCCGAAGGCTATTATATCTTTAACGGAGAGAAATCGGCATCTGAATTAATTATAGCCTTATCTAAAGACCTCGGTATTAAACTAGGCGAAATAGCTCCGACAGAATTTAAAATATCTCGTGTATTCGACGGTAAATCGTATCAAGATATTCTATTGACGATGCTTAAATTAACGTCGATCAACTCTCCTAAAATACCGGTTAAAGCCTTAAATGTTAAAAAGACTAAAACCTTAAATCCCGACAAATATCGAGGCGGTTATAGTGGTTTAGATAGCGTCGAGATGAATAAGGTGGACAAACCGAAGGAATCTCTTAACCCCGATAAAAGTAAGCATACCTTCGAAGAGCTTAATACCGATCAATCTATGCCGGAAAAACGCAAGCCTATCTACGTAGCTTACGACGATAACGGCTTATTAACCGTTAAAGAGCTTAACGATATGGTAACCGACATATTAATCGATGCTAGTCAAGTCGAGGATTACGAGTATATATCTTCTATCGACAGAAATACTTTTACTCAAATCTTAGTCGTTCGGGAAGCTAAAACCGGCAACGATAAGCATAAAGAAGCATATCGTACAGGGGCAGCTTATGCCTTAGAACAGACTAAACGTTGGGGTGTATTACAAAAGGTATACAAGCCAGATGAAAAGGATATAAACGCTATCGAAAAAGCTAAGGTTATGCTCGATAATTTAGCCAGAAAAACGCATACGTTGCGTTTAAAAGGCTGCTTAGGGCGCACTATAATCCGTCCGGGTTCTGGTATATGGCTTAACTTCGATATCGGCGATCAAATCCTCAACGAGTTAGTCTACGTTCAAGCCGTAACTCATAATTTTAGTAATAATAAGCATACGATGGATCTCGATATTATCTATTTCGATAAACAAGAGCCTGTTATTACTACTGAAGATAGAGGCGACGAAGAGATTAGAAAAAGGATTATTAATAGTAAGAAAAAAGGCAAGGCCGGGAAGGGAGGTACAACAAGCGTGAATAAAGGATCAGCTAATGCGAGCGCCGTTCAAACTGGCTTAACTTCCATCGAAGGTACTTCTTCTCCATATAGTACAGAAGGCTGTGTCGATCGAGCTACGTTAGCCGGCAGTTACTATAATACCGATTTATATGATGCCAGAGCTAAAGGTATCGTTAATACCGATGATTTAGAAGCGCATCTTAATAATCGTGGCTATTCTAGCGATGCTTACACAGGCGATGCTAATGCCGGCGACTTATTATTCTACGGCGACAATAATCATGTCGTAGTAAGTGATGGTATGGGCGGCTGCTATGGCAATAGTTCCGATAAGGGCTACGTTATCCACTACCCAGACGTTAATTATGCCTTCAGAAATGGCGAAGCTCCTAATAAGATTATTAGAACGGGTGTCTAACTATGCAAAATGACTATAACATGATAGCCAATCTTATAAAGAATATGGCTGTTAATGCTGTCGATGCTACAGTACCGGTTGCTATTCTTACGGGAAAAGTTATCTCCGAAGCTCCTCTACAGATAGCCCTCGATTCTAAGATGATTATTCCGGAAGAGCGTATTAAATTAACGAAGAATACGAGCGACTGGACCGCAGAAATTAGCGTCGATCATATCACAGAGAATAGGTCCGGTGGCGGTGGTTATGCTTTATTTGAAAGCCATAATCACGAATACAAAGGGCGTAAAAAGTTCTTGATCCATAACGCTTTAAAAGTAGGCGACGAAGTATGGCTTATTCGTGAGACTGGCGGTCAGCGTTTTATCGCTATAGATCGAGTTTATAATCCAAATACGGGGTGTACTACTAAATAATGTTAACTCCTAATTCTATAAATAACCAAATTGACGCTAACACCGTCGTCAATTATCAGACTTCGAATACATTCAGAGTACGTTACGAGAGCGACTATAAGCTTACCGGGATGTGCGACGATATCGAAGCTATGAAACAGGCTATATTTAAGATCATTAATACAGAGCGCTATAAATATTTGATTTACGACTGGAACTACGGTATCGAACTTAACGATTTAATCGGCAAGCCTATTCCTTATGTATATGCCGAGATTGAGCGACGCATAAAGGAAGCTTTACTTGCCGATAATAGGATTAAGGAAGTTACCGATTTCCGATTCTCAAATAATGGCGGCGATGTACTATGCTTATTCACAGCTAATACTATCTACGGTGAAATTAATAATATATCGAGAGAGGTAACGGCTTATGTACGAAACTAAAACTTACGAAAATATATTGTCCGATGCCCTCTATCGGGTAGGAACTAAATACGATAAACGACAAGGGTCTATTATTTACGATGCAGTAGCTCCTTTTGCATTTGAGGCTACTGAATTATATTTAATGGCTCAGGTTATTATCAAACAAACGTTTGCCCAAACAGCTGATCGTGATTTTCTTAAATTGCGAGCTGCTGAATATAATATATATCATCGAGAAGCTACGTATGCCGAAGTTAAAGGCGTATTCTCGAGTGCGGTCGATATTGGTACTCGGTTTAACTACGAAGACCTTAACTTCAGAGTTATCGACGTTATCGATCTAAGTAAAAATGAATTCAAATTAGTATGCGAAACAGCCGGAGCTAAAGGTAATTACTGTATCGGTAGAATTACTCCGATCGAGACTGTACAAGGCTTACAGACAGCCGAAATTAAAGAAGTACTCGTACCGGGTCAAGACGAAGAAGAAACCGAGACTTTCCGGGCTAGATATATTAGAGCGTTAAAATCTAAAGCTTATGGCGGTAATGGGGCCGACTATAAAGAAAAAGTATTAAGCATTACTGGTACTGGTGGTTCTAAAGTATATCGCTGTTGGAATGGTGGCGGTACGGTTAAAGTCGTATTAATTAATAATGAGTTTAATAAGGCGTCTTCAGAATTGGTTAAAGAAGTTCAAGTAGCTCTCGATCCTTTGGACGTGGATAAACGAGGTAAGGGATACGGGCTCGCTCCTATCGGTCATACTGTAACGGTCGAAGCTGCTAAAGAAGTCGTTATTAATTATGAAGTTCCGGTAACTATGACGGCCGGGCATACAACTAACGAGATTAAAGACGAACTTACTAAAAAAATTAAAGAAAAGCTACTTCTCAGACGTAAAGAATGGACTACGCAAGAAGAAAATCAATTCGTTACGGTACGTAGTTCTATTATTACTTCTTTAGCTGTCGATCTCGATAACGTAATCGATGTAGGCGATATCAAAATTAATGGTAAAGCCGTTAAACGTTTAGATTTGAGGCCCAATCAAATTCCGGTATTCGGTACATTAACATTAACGAAGGGATAATCTTATGAACTTCGATAATTATAGACGCATCATCGACTTATCTGAATTTGCCGTTCCGGTATCGGGTAATGTCGAAGAAATACAAGAGATATATCGTAGTGAAAGTGTCGAGATACAAGCCTTATGGAATACGATGGTCGATATTTTTCGAGAGCAATATATCATGACGGCCGAAAGTTTCGGTTTAGAAAAATGGGAAGCCATTCTCGATATTATTCCGGCTCCAGACGATACGATCGATGATCGGCGCTTTAATATTCTATTAGAGTTAGCCGGTCAGCGTCCTTATACCGAGCTTAAACTACGTGAATTACTCGACGGTATATGCGGTAAAGGTAACTATCAGATCGAGCAAGATTATAAGAACTATAACGTACATTTTAAAGTGTCGTTAGGCGTTAAAAGACAACGAAATGCCGTAGCTAACCTATTAAAGGATATTATTCCGATGAACCTAATCTACGACGTTGATTTACTTTATAACCGTCATATCGATTTGAGCCGCTATACCCATAAAGAGCTAGCTCAATTTACTCACTTCGCATTAAATCAGGAGGTCTTACCTAAGTAATGGCTACTTATACTAAGAATGTTAAATTATTAAAGCCAGCCGAAACGGAGAAATACGACGTAAACCTCCGTAACGAAAACTGGGATAAAATTGATAAAGCTATTGGCGATACTAGCGATTTAATTAAAAAGCATAAAGAAGCTAACCCTATCGATCATCCGGACGGTAGTGTTACGACTCCTAAATTGCGTGATAAATGCGTTACGCCAGAAAAGCTTAGCGAAGAGCTTAATTTAAAACTTAAAAATGACTTCGTTAAGCGTATTGGCGATACTATGAGTGGTAACCTCGAGTTTAATAACGGTATCGGCGTAGTATTTAATAATGCTAATAATACTGTTAAAACTAAAATTCGAGTAGCTCCTAACGGTAATCTCGATATCGGTTTAGTAGAGTCTAATACAGAATATAAAGCTATTAACGATATTAAATTAAATAGTGTGAATAAGCCGTGTTGGTACAATAATAAAATTGGCAACAAGCCACTTGCTACCGAAGAAGACGTCCTTAACGAAACTAAAAAATGCTTAAAATTAGCCGGCGGTACAATGAATGGCGACATTAATTTTGTACACGGTCAGTCCGGTATTAAATTCGATGGCGGTAATAACAAAATTCATGCTATCGGCGTAGGCGGTGATAACGGCGAAAACTTAGATGTCGGTAGTACTAACAGTACCGATCGAGTTGCGTTATGTTCTAAGAATGTTCCGGGTTGGTATAACGGCAGTAACTTCTTCCCGTTCGCATTGCAAGGCGATTTTACTATTACATCCGGTACGATCGACCACGATCAATACTTACCGGTTCCTCAAGGATTTAACGAAAACGAATGTACTTGGCTCGTAAGCTTAGCTAGCGGCAATAAGGATGATAATAGGCTTAGTATGTATAACTTACATACGTTAATCTATAACCCTGTATGTTATAGAAACGGTCGTAAAGTTACAGTCGGTATTTATATCAAGACTCATTCCTCCGATACTGGTGGTCCTCGATACGAAACATTCTATCCGGGTACGGCTAATTACATTTGTTTCGCTATGAAGAGACGAGGCTAATCATGAATACAATTAAAAAGCAATCCGAGGTATTACATACTGGCGACGATTGGAACCGTGTATACCTCGTTAAAGGCGATATCGATTTTAATAATGTAAGAGCTATCTGTAAAGTGCGTGATGAAAACGATAACTTACTAATCGAGGCTAATTGCATAGTAGAAGACAATAAAATCTATGTAAGTATTCCTTCTAGTAAATCACTTGCGTTATCTCGTTCTATCGATAAAGGTTACTACGATGTATTTATTACGAATGGTAGTTACTATCATAAAATCGTAATGGGTAGTATTAAGTTTTATCATAATATTTCTTTACATTAATGGGGGTTCATAATGGAAACAGTTAATAACATCCCCAACGCACTAATAACAGAGGTTGCGGTAGTTCCTTCCTTATCCACTACTATCAGTATCCCCGGTCCTCGTGGTAATGATGGTAAACCGGGTTTAATGGGCCCTAAAGGCGATCCGGGTCCTAAAGGTGATCCGTTTACATTTGAAGACTTTACTCAAGAGCAGTTAAATGCTTTAAAAGGCCCGAAAGGTGATCCCGGTATACAGGGGCCTCAAGGCGAGCCGGGTATTCAAGGTAAGCCTTTTACATATAATGACTTTACGTCGGAGCAACTTGAGAAACTTAAAGGCCCTAAAGGAGATAGAGGCTTAGAAGGCCCTCCCGGCTCAAAGGGTGAACCGTTCAAATATAGCGATTTTACTCAAGAACAATTAACCGCTTTAAAGGTTAAGGGCGATAAGGGAGATCCGGGTCCTCAAGGAGAACCGGGCATTCAAGGACCTCCGGGGCCGGCTCCCGATACCTCGGCTTTTATGGTTAAAAACGATTTACAATTAATTATCAATGAATTAAAGAAACTTAACGGAGGTAACTAATAATGGATCAAGTTACAATCGACTTAATGGCTGAATTAGATAAATTTGGCGGTCATATCACTCAAATTAGAGACGCTATTCAATCTAAAGGCGTAAATTCAGAAGGTAAATTGTTTAAATTTGCCGAAGAAATTAACACAATTGAAACAGCTAGCACTTATGCTTATGTACTAGATGCGGTAAAGCGTGCTAATAGTAAAGGTTATTCTGATAGTGAAGTAGTAGATACTCTTAATAATCTACAAGATAAAAATCAACCACCTAAGCCCGAGCCGCATCCAGAGCCTAATTTTGACGCTGCTACAGCTACAGAAATTCCGGCAAGACAATTTTATGGCCGCAGCGATTTAGAAGGATTATTAGAATGCCCTAATGTAATCAAAGTAGGCGCTGAGGCGTTTGTAGGTACTGATTACAACATTGTAAAATTACCAAAGGCTACTGAAATCGATAAAGATGCTTTTAGCTATTCCAACATTAAGATATTATATGTTCCTAGCTTTGTGTGGAAGGATGGTAATTTGAATTTAGGTAATAGCAATTATCCTACTTATATGCTTAATAAAATTGTAGTAGCAGATGAGTCTATTCCGCCTAGCGATATATCTTTTAATAAAGTTGATTTTGAAGTCTATAATCACGATGAAACTAAAAAATGGGATATCTACGCTAATAAATGGGTTAATTGCTAAGAGGTTCATATATTGGCATTTAATAAAATAAAATTCATAAATTAAATTAAGGAAAGCCTAATGAATATCTCAGAAATTATTACTATATCGTTAGCCGCTTTAAGTCTTCTCGGTGGCTTTATTAAAGTTATGCACGAATTTGAAAAAGATCAAGCTGATCGTAAGGCCTTCGAAGAAAAAATTATGGTTATGTTTAAAAAATCTGAGGAACAAAATAACGAGATTTTAAGACAAATCGAGGCTTCTAGGGAAGATAGAAGAGCCCTTGATAAACGCATTAGTATCGTAGAAGAGTCTATTAAATTAAGTCATAATCGTATAGATGATTTAAGTATTAAATTAGATAAATTACGAGAAAAAATTAAATAGTGTTCATAAGGGGAGTGTTAGGCGCTCCCCCATGAGGCTTTTACATGGACTATAAAAGTAAAATATTCAACTCTCTAAGGAATACCTATCAGAGTATTCGAGTCGCTAATATTCATCCTAACGGTGTTCTAGCCGTACGAGCCTTTATATTATTAATGTTCGTAGTCATTATTCTAATTATCGTACAATTCGTAATGTCGTTTATCAAGGGCGACGTATCTCCAGAAGATAGCCGTATTATCGATATCGGTATTAAGATTATCGATCATACGTACGCCGTACCCGGAGTATTGGCTACGGTAATAGGCTTGTTAATGTTATGGCTCGATCGAAATCATAACGGTATCCCCGATAAATTAGAGGAGGATAATTCTAAGAATGAAAATATTTATAAACCCGGGCCACGATCAGACATATGACTGTGGCGCCGTTAACAATAATTACGGTATTAACGAAGCGGCTATCGCTTACGAAATCGGTAACAAGGTAGCCTATTATCTTAATCAAGTAGGTTACGAAACACAAGTCATGCAGTCTGATAACTTATACTATGACTCTCCGTATGCAGATAGGTCATATCCAGTATGTCAAGCTGCTAACGATTGGAATGCCAATATCTTCGTATCTATTCATTGTAACGCTGCTAACACAATAGCTAACGGTACAGAGACTATCGTATATCGTTATGGTAGCGACTCTACTACGTTAGCTACTTGTATTCAAGATCAAATCGTTAATAGCTTAGGTACTACTGATAGAGGCGTTAAAGAAATGCCGGGTCTTATCGTATTAAAACATACCGATATGACAGCTGTATTAGTCGAAACTGCTTTTATCGATAATGATAGCGATGCTTTATTATTAATTAATAATACTGACGATTTTGCTAGAGCTATTGCTAGAGGTATTAGTGATTATGTGGTTCATAAATAAACGCATATTAATCGGCGGCGCTATCCTAATTCTTATCGCCCTTATGGTTGGTTCTTGTTTCTATTTTTATAATAAAGGCATCAAAGACTCGACTGTTCCGGTACAAAATATAGCTAGCGTTAGTCGTGATAATATACGAGAAGCACAATTAAATATGCATAAATATCGTGGCGAAGGCGACGTAAAAGAGGTAACGCATTTAATCGAGAAAGCTAAGACGAGACCGGCAGACATTCAATATACGGCTCGTACCCAAGAAGAAGCTGATCGTAAAGCTAATATGTTAGCTAAAAAAGATAAAGCTGATTATCTCTTAAAAGAAACGACCAACGAGAACGATGTTATAAATAATAACTATTATAGTATTCACCAAGAAAAGAAAAATCGTATCGGAGCCGGAGTCGCTGTTATTAATAATGATATATATGGTACGGTACATTATCAGCGTGATCGTCTAAGAGTCGAAGCCTTTAAATCGATTACTAATCCTAAAGGTAAGAGCTTAGACGGTGCAGCCGTATCTTACGACTTCGTTAAATTTTAATTTTCCCCATAGTGTTCCCCTTGACGGGAATGCGTTATAAATATATAGTGTTTACGTGATATCATACAGGGTATACCCCTCATCTCCACCAAATAATAAGCGGACATTTTAAGAAATAAGTCTGCGTTTACAGATAAATTTGTGATTTTTCGGCCATAATAGATAGAGGAAAGCCGATTAAGTGGTTTTAAAACCGTCTAGGTAGATTCTTAGGCGGTTTTTTTGTATATTAATAATAAAATTTTCAAATTAATTTAAATAAAGAGTCTTT